AGCAGCAACGAACACCGGAAACCGATCAGCAGCAACGAACACCGGAGACCGATCAGCAGCAACGAACACCGGAAACCGATCAGCAGCAACGAACACCGGAGACCGATCAGCAGCAGAAGTAACCGGAAAAGAATCAATAGCCATAGTAACAGGGAAAGATAGTAAGGCTAAAGGCAGCATTGGTTGTTGGATAGTTCTTACAGAAAGAGGGGAATGGGATGGCAATGTGTATCCGATTAAAGAAGTTAAAGCTGTAAGGGTTGATGGTGAAATTATAAAACCTGACACTTACTATAAGTTAATCAATGGTGAAGTTATTCCGTGTGAGTAATCTATTCCCGGTTTGTCTTGATCGGCACTCCGGAAGCAATTCAAACCACTTTAAATAATATAAGATATGCCAATTATTAAAAAAAATGACGTAACTCCTGAACGTCCAGTGATTATCGTGCTATATGGCACACCGGGAACAGGAAAAACTTCTGTTGCTACAACTGCATATAATCCTCTTTTAATAGATACAGATAGAGGATATGATAGAGCTGTACAACGATGTGATACCCTTATCGCCAACAAATGGGAAGACATAACGGCGGAATATGAAACAATGAAGTCTTATAGTACTATCATTTGCGATACTGCTAAAGCGTGCTTGGATGATTATCTGATGAATTTTGCTGTAAAAAACAACTACAAGTTAGCAACCAATACTTTAAAAAGATTTGGGCAAATAGCAGAAGACTTTAAGTCGTTTGTTAATCAACTTCGTTCTAATGGTTCTGACATTATTTTTATTTGCCATGATAAAGAGGTAGCGGAGGGTGACATTATAAAGCATTCACCGGATTGCACAGGACAGAGTAAAGATTTGCTTCTCCGAATTGCTGATCAGGTTGGATATATATCTAAAGTAAACGGTAAGCGCACTATTTCATTTGAGCCAACTGATACTTTTATTGGGAAAAATGTAGCACAATTAAAGATGATGGAAATACCTGAATCATCTAGTGCTGATTTTTCTACATTTATGGCAAATGTGATTTCTACAGTAAAGCAGGCAATACAAAATAAATCAGAGGAACAGAAAAAAGCAAATGAGATGCTTTCCTCTTTGAGAGAACAACTTGCAGCTGCTATGACAGATGAAGATATAGCTGCCCTTATCGAAGCAATGAAAGAATTACCACAAGTACTTCAGTATCCGTTTTTCTCTGAAATGAAGTCTAACCTTGCATCCAAGGGGTATAAGTACGAAAACAAGAAATTCGTAAAAGATGCAGCCGCTTAAGCCTCTTATAAGAGTTACACAACTCGAAGCATACAGAAAGTACATTGAACAGAGCGAATATGCCAATTATGAAATTACCGAGCAATCTGTAATAGAAAGCATAACAGGTGTATTTGCCGGAAATGAATACACTCGCATAGGCACCGCTTTCCACTCCATTGTGGAAACGGGGAAGCCTGTGTGTGATAAAGTTTCTGCCGGTGAACGTACCTTCCTTTACTACGGAAAAGAACAGAAAGAACCAGTTCCTTGTGGACGCAAATTCAATATTGATGGGTTCGATGTTATTTTGGATGTAAATCAGTGTAAGGTCGCAATGGATTACCGCAACGAACACCCCGATGCTTTTCATGAAATACGCATTTACAAAGATTTTGGAGATGCTGTCATAACCGGATGCGCTGATATGATAGACGGTATAGAGATACGGGATATAAAGACTAAGTATTCTTACCCGTCTGATACTGACTATATCAATTCTTGCCAATGGCGGCTTTATCTTGAGATTTTTAAAGCGGATATATTCCATTTCGACCTATTTGTGTTCGATGGCTATAAAATAGACAAGCATGGATATGATGTAAGAGGGTTACCGCTTGAAAAATATTCTCCTGCGATAACCTGCTACCGGTATGATGGGATGGAACGAGATAATAGGAATTTGCTTCGTTCATTTCTTGAATGGGCAGAATACAGGGATTTAATTAAATATTTAATAAAAGAAAAAATAGATTGACTATGGCAAACCAAATAACCGGACGGATAATCGAAATCGGACAAACCGTTCAAATTCCATCTAAAAGTGGTGGTTCCCCATTTACTAAACGGGAATTTATTTTAGATGCTACCACTTACGACTCTTATACGGGAGAGCGTAGCGAGTATGAAAACATTATTCCCTTAGAGTTTTCAGGTGATAAATGTGCAGAACTTGACCGCTATAAAAATGATGATGTGGTGACTGTGTCATTCGCATTACAAGGGCGTTCTTGGACGAATCAAGACGGAGAGCTCAAACGTATGGCATCTATCCGGTGCTACAAAATAGAAGGGCGTGGCGGTGTATCCCAGTCCCCACAAACTGCACCAATACAACAACCACAGCCGACTTATCATCAACCGCAGGATTTTCCGCCTCCGGTTGATGCAAATGGTAATGCAAAGGACGACTTACCTTTTTAGCGTATGATTTTCGATTTGAAGAATGAATATCAAATACCCAAGTTCAAGGAGTATGTAAACAAGCTGTTTAGTGAACGTGCGGTGGTGGAAGTGAAAAAGAAACTACCTAACCGCACGCTTGCCCAAAACAGCTACTTGCATCTTCTTTTAGGGTATTTCGGTAGTGAGTACGGTTGTAGCCTTGACGAAGCAAAAATTGACTTCTATAAGAGAACTTGCAACCGTGATTTGTTTGAACGCAAAACGATCAACAAGAAAGGTGAAGAAGTAACTTATTTACGCAGTTCGGCAGAACTGACAACAGGGGAAATGACTTTATCTATTGAGCGTTTTCGTAATTGGAGCACGGCACAGGCAGATATTTATCTACCGGCTGCTAATGAACATCAAATGTTGGTATATGCCCAGCAAGAAATTGAACGTAACAAAGAATTTATTTAATCATTTTATTTTATGGACAAATTTTTAGGTCAAGAAATCCCCGAAAAGGATAGATGGCAGTTCTTACAGGACAATGCCGATGCAGTGGAAGAGATTGGCTATACTCATCGCTTTACACCGGATGAGTTGGCTCAAAAGAAAGAATCTCTTGCTGAAACCTCAATTCAAATTAATGATATTGAGATAGAGAAAAAAGAAGCAATGGAAGCATTTAAGGCAGAGCTAAAGCCTTTGAATGAAAGGAAACAGGAACTTCTTGAAAATATAAAGAAAGGCTCTGAATATGTTGAAAATGAAGAGTGTGTGAAAATTCTCTATCATGAAGAAAAGATGGCTGGGTATTACAACAAACTTGGTGAGCTGGTTTATTCCCGTCCTATAATGCCGCAGGAAATGCAAAGAACTATTTTTAATATTAATCGTAAAACAGGAACAGAATCATGAGCGAGAACAAATTAAACGTAATTGTACCGAAAGATTATAACGGTGCACCAATTGAAGTAGTATTGAGAGAGGGAGAAGCCCCCGTAGCACTTGACCCGAAAGAGCCGGAAAGAGTAGTTATCAATGGAACGATAGATGCACCTTTCAGATGGTTGGAAAAGCGTGTCGAACTGATTAATCAAAAATCGACCAATCTCATTGTGAACCGTGATAAGATGGGGTTAGCATTAACTATTGATGAAACCAACTACTATCAGACTGAAATCAACGGTATTTTACAGGCTTCCAAGGAAATGATGGAGTTTGGCATTAACACGGATAAGAAATGGGAACCTATTAAGCTGTCTAAGTTCATCAAAATGCACCGTGCTTTCTTTACCGATAAATCGCAAAATATGATGCTTGTTTCTACTTTAAAGAACTTCAAGGCAAAAGTAAACCAAGACATCGAACGCAGTAAGGAGGAAAATGGCAGCAAAGTTGACAACTACTCGCAGGTGGTTGATTCTAATTTGCCGAAATCGTTCAAACTGAATATCCCTCTTTTCAAAGGCTTTGACAATGAAGAGATAGAAGTCGAGATTTACGCTGATGTAGACGGTCGAGATGTTTCTCTTTCTCTTGTGTCGGCTGGCGCAAATGAAGCCATTGAGGAATACAAGAATAAAGTCATTGATGTACAGTTGGATGCCATCAGACAGATTGCACCGGACATCGTAATCATCGAAGTATAACTTTGTTAACCTGCCTGTCCGGTCTGTGAAGATGGGGCGGGCGAAAATGGTGGTATGGCGGAACAACGAGAGACGCTAAAGTGAAGCTCTTATAGATAGGTTGGTAAGTCAATGTGTTACGGTTAGCCGTAAAAAGAAATTCAAACCACTGAGTTAATAACGGGTAATGCCGAATAGACCGCAATGTCAATGAATAAACTACTTGGTGAAAGTCCAAGAAAAACTCCTATCATGCAGGTGCAAGTCCTGCTACCACCTCATAAATGTGAGCCACACATAAATGGCAAGGGTTAGTAAATAATGGTTGTGCCCCGGAGAATACGCTTCGGGGCTTTTAATTAGGTAAATATGAAGAGAGTAAGTAGTAAACAAGCAAAACTAAATAGAGAAATGGATAAGATAAAGAGAAACCTATCTCCTCATTGTTGTTTGTGCGGTCGTCCGGCTGTTGACCCGGCACATTTGTTGCCTCGTTCTCTTTATCCTGAATACTATATTGAAGAATGGAATGTAGTTCCAATGTGTAGAAATCATCACGACCTATATGATGGAAGCCGAGAGTTTCGCAGAAGGTGTACTGAATTAGTAAATATAGTCCGCTTACATGATGAACAGGCGGCTAATAGATATTTTGGCTTATGAAACAAATTATTCACGGGAAAGTCCCAAGTAAATCCAATTGTTATAAAGTTATAACTCTAAGTGGGCATGGCAGCCTTGCCAAACAACCGGCATTAAAGGAATATGAAAAGTCTTTCTATCTGCAATGCAACCAGTATAGAGGACAGATGATAAGCGGTCTGTTTGAACTTCATTTGAACGTGTTTTACGAGAATCAACGTCCGGACCTTGACAACTGTTTTAAAACGGTCCTCGACTGTTTGCAAGGATGCAAAGCTATCAAGAACGACCGTAACTGCGTAAAGATAGTAGCAGAGAAGTTCATAGATAAAGTGAATCCAAGAATTGAATTTGAAATTATACCGATATGCAATTCAAATTAAGAGATTACCAGCAGAAAGCCTCTGATGCTGCCGTTTCTTTCTTCAGCAATAAGGCGAAGAAAACAAATGCTATCATGGTCTTGCCCACAGGAAGCGGCAAATCGCTTATCATAGCGGATATAGCCGCAAGGCTTGACGGTCATACCTTGGTGTTCCAGCCCTCGAAGGAAATACTCGAACAGAATTTCAAGAAACTCTGTTCATACGGTATTCTTGATTGCAGTATCTATTCAGCTTCTTTCAACTCAAAAGAAATAAGCCGGATAACATTCGCCACCATCGGCAGTGTGAAGAATCATCCTGAACTGTTCACCCACTTCAAGAACATCATCGTGGACGAATGCCACCTTGTTAACCCCAAAGAGGGAATGTATAAGGATTTCTTTGATGCGGTAAAGTGCAAGGTTCTTGGCTTGACTGCAACACCATACCGTTTAAGCTCTAGCCGTGATTTCGGCTCTATGCTGAAATTCATCACCCGGACAAAGCCTCATGTTTTTTCAGAGGTCATTTACCATGTACAGGTATCAACCCTATTAGATTTGGGGTATTTGGCAAAACTAAATTATTATCCTATGAATCCTATTGGATGGAACGAACTCAATTTGAAGGTAAATACCACTGGTGCCGACTATACAGATAGGTCAGTTCAAAGAGAATATGAACGGATAGACTTCTACGGTTATCTCGTTCATATCGTCCAAAGGCTGATGAATCCCAAAGCCGGAGGAAAGCGGAAAGGTATTTTAGTGTTTACCCGGTTCTTGAAAGAAGCCGAACGGTTAACCTGGTCTATACCCGGTTGCGCTATCGTTTCAGGTGATACTCCTAAGAAAGAACGTGAACATATTCTTGAGGCGTTCAAAGCTGGTGAGATTTCGGTAGTAGCCAATGTGGGTGTACTTACGACTGGCTTTGACTATCCGGAACTTGACACCGTTGTTATGGCACGTCCTACGATGTCACTTGCCATGTGGTATCAGATAGTCGGTCGGGCTATCCGCCCCCACCCTTCCAAAAAATACGGCTGGATTGTGGATTTATGCGGTAATATCAAACGTTTTGGCGAGGTCTCTGATTTACGATTATTTGATAGCGGTAATGGAAAATGGGCTGTATTCTCTAAAGGAAGACAATTAACAAACGTGAGATTCTAACTATGGACGAAGGATTTTTGAGGCTAAGCCGCAGGTTTTTCTCGAATGAAATGTGGAAGGTAGCCCGTGAGTTTTCGGAGTGCGAAGCGTGGCTTGACTTGATTCAGTCAGCACGATTTGAGGCAACCGACAAGGCGTACAGCGAACTCATCGGAGGTCGGGAAATCTCTTATTCAAGAGGTCAATATCCAGCATCTATATCTTTTTTGATGAAGCGTTGGCAATGGTCTGAAAAGAAAGTGCGCTATTTTCTTGCCAAACTGAAAAAGAGAGGCATGATAACGACTTGTAACAAACAAGGCATGACTGTGATAACTTTATGCAAGTATGATGAATACAACCCCTACAAGGGCATACCCAAGGGCATAGACAAGGACATAGATAACAATAAAGAAATCAGAGAGTTAAATAATGCTTTGGGCGAGTTAAGGGCGGAGTTAAGGGCAGTTGTTGAAAAAATGGGGCAAGCTAAGGGCGATAATAAGAAGAAAGATGAAGAAGATAATACTAAAGAATCTCCTTACGGAGATAAGAAAAACGCGGCTAAAGCCGCTACTCTCTCTCGAAAAGAATCTTTTTATCAATCTCTTGTACCTTTTGTCGGTAAGTATCAAAAGGAAATGATTCGCTCCTTCTTTGATTATTGGTCTGAACTGAACAAATCAGAAACTAAAATGCGCTATGAACTTGAAAAGACCTGGGAACTTCCTAAAAGGTTAGCAACATGGGCAAATCGGGAAAAAATACCGGCCAAGCCAACTACTGATATTGGTGTGGTTCTCAAAGATAACTCTCCTGACAAATACGATTCGCCACAGGAAAGAAAATGGGAGGAAAGATGGAACAAATAGACTTTAAAAAAACAATCGACAATCTTAGGAAGACTGGATTTAACCCTGTTCCCAATCTTGTGAACATAGCGATACCAGATGCAAAGAATATCCTTTGGCAAGGGTTGAACTATTTCACGGGAAATGCCGAATGGCTACCGGAATACGATGAAATAGCCACATGGCTTTCTGGGAATAACGGGCGTGGACTTTTATGCCATGGCAATTGTGGACGAGGGAAATCACTTATATGCTGGAAGATTATCCCTTTGCTTCTCAATCACTATTGCCGGAAGATTGTAGCATGTTATGATGCACAACAGATGAATGCTGATATAGACGCTGTGAAGGCAAAGCATATCATCTATATTGATGATGTCGGCACAGAGAATCTTAGCGTGAAATTCGGAGAAAAAAGACTTGCCTTCTGTGAAATTGTTGATGAAGCGGAAAAGCGAGGAAAGCTCTTGATATTGACCACTAATCTATCACTTGATGAAATATCCCAAAAGTACGGGGAACGGACAATGGATAGATTGGTGGCGATTACTACACGGGTAAAATTCAAAGGAGACAGTCTGAGAAAATGAATGTTACAATATGCTGGGTTACCAAAGATCGGGAAGCCATAGAAAAAATACGAAAGAAGTTCGGCATATCATCTTATATGAGTGTCAACAGAGAAACTCCTTGCGATATCAAGGAAGAAGATATGGAACTCCTTAGAGAGACTGAAAAACGAGGATTCATTCAAATAAGAAACAAGTAAAACCATGTTAGTAGGAACAACAAATCTTAATACTACCCTCAACTTAACCTATGTGTTGACAGATGTCGTAGAAATCCTTCTCTATGATTTGAGAAGTGAAATGGGGAAGCAAGGCTATGAGTTGCGCCACGATGCAAAACGCAATTTCAACACAGCTATAGCTTCTATTTGTAAATTGAAACAGGACATTGACAAAACCCAGTTCTCCACACAGGAGAACTTTGGAAACGACTCCGATTGCCTTCTTGCGTTTATCAGATTGTTGGTAGACCGGTGCGGAGACGATGATAAGAAGATGTTCGAGTTTTATAATTACATCAAGCGGTTCCCTTCACAGCTTGGGTTGGAGCTGGCTGATGAGAAGAGTGTGTTTGCGCATATATTTGATAATTGATATTCATAACGATATAGTAATGAGCAAAAAAATAATACTTGACGCTTGTTGTGGAAGCCGGATGTTTTGGTTTGATAAGAAGAATCCAAACGTTTTATTCATCGATAATCGTAGTGAAACCGTCACGGCTAAGGATAGAGATAAAATTAGAACTATAGAAGTAAACCCCGATGTTATAGCAGATTTCACTAATTTGCCATTTGAGGATAATTCTTTCTATATGGTAGTGTTTGACCCACCGCACCTTAAAACACTTGGCGAAACATCATGGATGGCAAAGAAATACGGTAAACTACCGAAAGACTGGCAGTCACTCATACACGATGGATTTACTGAGTGTATGCGCGTCTTGAAGCCTAACGGCACGCTTGTATTCAAATGGAACGAGAGTGAGATAAAAGCTGCGGAAGTTTTGTCTGTTATCCCTTTTAAGCCTCTATTTGGGCACACCACAGGAAGACAAAGCAAGACGATATGGATGTGCTTTATGAAATTGCCAATTAATGAATGACAAGATAGATATGAGTATGTCTCCAGTAGTACGTGATGCCTGGATGCTTCGCAAACTATTAGAAAAAGCAACTGGCATTAAGGTTTATAAAGCAGAATTAGGATCGTTCAGCTCCTTCAATCTTTATAGAGGGATAGTGCAGGAGTATAAAGATGAAACCAACACACATATTACAGTAGCGCAAGGAAGCTGGAGTATAACCGAAGGAGGTGAATATAAGGTTTCGCTTTATACGCCTACTATCACCATCGGGTACAAGAGGATGATCAATGCACAACTGGTACGTAATATTGCAAATAATATTGTAGATGCCTTAAATTCGAAATTTGGGCAAGACTGTTGGAATACATGTAATGAAGAGCATCGTTGCTGGTTACCTCTTTCCAGAGTTTCATTTTACCTGCAGATTCCGAATTTTGAACAATATAACTAATTAATAACAGAACAGAAATGAAGCAAAGTAAATTGACTCACGGCTCCCTGTTTAGTGGTATTGGCGGTTTTGAATTAGGTGCCGAAATGGCAGGAATTGACACTTTGTGGAATTGTGAGATAGAAAAATTTCAAGGTGAAATATTAAAAAACAAATTTCCTCATGCAGAAAGATTCACAGATATTACAAAAACAACCGGACTCCGATATGTGGACATCATTAGTGGAGGATTTCCGTGTCAAGACATCAGTGTTGCCGGAAAACGTGAAGGTATTAAGGGAAAGCGCTCGGGGTTGTGGAGTGAGATGTACCGAATTATATGGGAAGTTAGACCTAAATACGTCATCATTGAAAATTCGCCAGCTCTCACTATTTCCGGTCTCGAACAAGTCCTATGCGACCTTTCCAAAATCGGGTATAATGCGGAATGGCAATGTATATCAAACTACGCTTTTGGATACCCACACAAAAGGGAAAGACTTTATCTTATTGCCTACCCCAACAAAATCGGATTACAAGGCGACGTTTGCAAATGTGGAAGCATTAACTCGATATTTAAACAGTGGACATCAGATACGAGTGTCGGATATACTTGCGCAAAAAGGATTCTTGAAATCCCAGCGCATAGCACTGTTAGAAATGATGATGGGTTTCCCGATTGGTCACACAGAGTTGGAAGTATCGGCAATGCGGTAAATCCAACAGTGGCAAAATATTTATTTGAATGTATTAAGATTTTCGATAAACAATTAGATTAAAACAATAAATGAAATGAATACAACCTTTGAAAAGTCAGCTAATACCACTGACGAATGGTACACGCCAAAGGAAATTATAGACGCATTGGGAAAGTTCGATTTAGATCCATGTGCTCCGGTTAACCCACTTTGGCAAACAGCAGAAATCATGTACAACAAGAATCAGGATGGATTAACTAAAAAATGGATAGGCCGGGTTTGGCTAAATCCTCCTTATTCCCGTCCGCTTATAGAACAGTTTGTTAAGCGTTTGGCAGAGCATGGAAACGGAATTGCATTACTTTTCAACCGTTGCGATTCAAAAATGTTTCAAGATGTAATATTCGAGAAGGCAACAGCGATGAAGTTTCTACGTAACCGGATTCGTTTCTTTCGTCCAGATGGTACTCGCGGAGATTCTCCCGGTTGTGGTAGTATCCTAATCGCTTTCGGTGAAGAGAATGCAGAGATATTAAGAACCTGTGATATCACAGGTAAGTATGTTAGAATCAATTAGCGTAAAACGATATAGAAATGAATATAAGTTATGATTTACGGATACATTAGAGTAAGTAGTGATAAGCAGACTGTAGAGAATCAGCGTTTTGAGATAAACAATTTCTGTGAACGCAATAAGCTGATGATTGACGATTGGATAGAAGAAACTATCAGTGGAACGAAAAATTACACAAAACGACAGCTTGGACGTTTACTACGTAAAGTACGCAAAGATGATATTATCATCTGTAGTGAACTTTCACGTCTTGGACGTAATCTTTTTATGATTATGGAAATCTTGAATATCTGTATGGGAAAGGAATGTAAAGTTTGGACAATAAAAGACAACTATCGACTTGGGGAAGATATACAAAGTAAAGTCCTTGCCTTTGCTTTTGGATTGTCAGCTGAGATTGAACGCAATCTTATCAGTCAACGTACAAAAGAGGCATTGGCGAGAAAAAAAGCAGAAGGGGCAATGCTCGGA